GAGATCAATGGAGAGATCAGCCTGAAGGTGCGGCTGAATGGGAAGGAATACCCGATCCGTTCAGTGAAGAGTTTGACGCCACCGGAGTTTGGACGTGTGATGGCATATGGCACAAAGTTTGCCAGCCTGACTGAAGAAGAATTCAGTCAAAACAACGGTGAGAGCGTGATGAAGGCGATTGACGATCTGATCGAGATCATTGCTCCTTCGCTGCCGCGTTACAAGCTCACGTGGAAAGAAAAATTATCGCGTGGCTATAAGCGCCGCTTCTCTGTTTCTCTGCAAGAGGCAACGGCGATCATGCAATTCTGGACGGAAAACAACCGCTCAAAAAACGCAGCGCCATCCGCATCCGGCGTGACCAGGCTTTCGCCCCGCTCCGGTGAACTTTTGCTTGGTTCCACATCATCGCCGCTCCAGTCGTAACCGGCTTCAGCAACATGGATGGACCGCCTCAGCGTGCCTGTCTCCACACCGTGCTCGCGCCTCAACTCCCGCTTCGACTCGCCTTCCACCTCCAAGCCGAACTCACCCCAGGCGTTTGCCACGTTCTGCATCACCATGCGTTTGGCTTCATCACCGCGCCAGTCCAAGTGGTAATCACCCATTGACCACCTCCACAACGCAAGACACATGATGGTTGCTGTTCCCGCGCTGGCGCGTCAACGGCTGCACGATGCGATACACCAGGCTCCCGATCGTCACCTTATCCTTCGGCTTCACCACCATGCTCGCAGGCAAAAGCAAAACCTTCGCCTTCACCCACGTATATTCCGAAGTCTGTGCGTTCATCATCTTCACGCTCTTCTCAATCAACCGGCAGCGCACATCCGCGCCCACCACATCATCGTCATACGTATTCGCGTTGTAACGATCCAGCGTCGTGGTAGCCGTTGGGCGGTTGATCGTGCAGGTCTGGTTCAGGAAGTCTTCAAACGACATCGAAGGTTCTCCTCCCCTCTCCATCAACGATCTTTTGATGGGGAGGGGTCGGGGGTGGGGTTACAGTCTCAGCACAGCCGCAGTGACCGAAGTCACACTGGAATAATCCACATACACCATGCGATCATCCTGGTTATAAATATTGGGCGGGAACGGACCGATCATCCGCTCTTCGCCGTTGGTCACCGTCACTACCTGATCTGCAATGGCTAAGCCATCCACCTGTCCAGGTGTTTGGATCGTGACCGTGATCGGAGCGCCCGCACCGTTCTTCACATGCAGGAACATGCGCCCATCGTTTGAGAACTTGTTGCCATCTGCATGTGCAGCTGCATACGTTTGCTCCAAACCAGTCCGCACGATCTGTTGATGATTCATTTCGGTTCTTGCCATCGTTATCTCCTTATTTCTTTACAACGCCTTGAACTGCAGCCGCTTCATTGCCTTGCGGAACTCATCGTCCCAATTATCAGGAGCCGTGTACGAATATTCGCCAGCAATGCTCTCGCTTTTCATCGCCGTGCGCTCCAGGGTCAAACGCAAAAGGTCAATGATCACCGGAACGCGCTTGAAGCGGTCATCCATCGGCTTGTACGTCACCACGCACACCGTCCCCCAATTGGAATCGACCGGCAGTCTCTCGATCACACCACCGTTGCCCCACACACGATATTCTTCGGCATCCAGCGTTGCACTATCTTCCACAATACTGGTCACCAGATAAATACCCGTAGGTAAAAACAAAGACGGACCTTCCCCGCGCAGGGTCTTCACCACCGTCGAAGGCGTGACGTCATCCGTCCACGGCGCGCCAATTCGCGCAGTAATATCGCTCTCGATTCGGTCAATGATGGGTTGCAAGTCATCATCCGAGAGAGACGTATTGATTTGTTTTTTTGCATCGGCAGCGGCTAATAGGCTCATGGTTCACTCAATTCTTACTCCCCTCTCCATCGGTTCTTTCCCAATGAAGAGGGGGAGGGGTCATTACGACTGCGTCCCAACCTTCGTCCAGGTCGGAGCCAGTGCGGTCCCGGTGTTGATGTACAGAATGCCATTGGTCACATCCACAACCAACGCACCCTTCGAAGCACCGCGGAAATCAGCATCCACACCAGGCGTGGTTTCAGCCACAGCCAAAGTCGGGCTTGTCCCGGTCAGGCTGTTATCAGCAACCGTGATCAGGTTCACAGCCTTCTTTGCCAGGTCGCCGCCGAACGTGATCGTCAGCGTACCCACACCGCTGGTCATCGTCCCAACAGCCACAGTCACACCGCCCGTGCCGATGTTCGTCAGCGCTTCAAGCGCCGCATCCACGTTATCGCGCAGCGTGTTGTTCGTGCTGCTCCAGGTGATAGCCGCCGTCTTCTGACCATCAAACTCCAGCTTGAACGTGCCACCGCTGGGCGTCCCGCCGATCGTCAGCGTCTGCACTTCACTCGTGCCCGCACCAGGCGTTCCCGCAAAAACATACGGACCAATTCCACCTTCAATTTGACTCATATCGTTCTCCTTAGGGGGCAGGCTCATCACCCGCCCCACTATTTACTGATCGCTGAAAGCTATTAGATTCCGGTCACCTTGCAAAACGCAGTCGCGCGATAGATGGTCAATGCCACACGAGCATCTGCGCGAATCGCCAGTTTGCCCTTGATGAAATAATCGCTGTGGCTATCGCTGACCTTGATGTTTGCGCCGCGGCGGTTGTGCAATTCCGAATACATCTGGAAATCACCCAGCAACCCAGTGTTCTCGGTCTCAGCCGTGGTGATCACAGCCGGAAGACCCCAAACGCGCTCAGGACCGGCTTCGCTGGGATTACCCCAGATGTAAATGCCATCCGTGGTGCGCAGCAAACGCACAGTCTGCCAGTCGTTCGGGTGCGTGATGTACGCGCTGGGTTCAGCCATACCGGTGGCACGGACCTTGGTCATTGCCTTGTAGATTGCATCAGGAATCGGGTCAGAACCCAGTGCTTGCGACTGCACGCCGCTTTTGGTCAAAAAGCCTTCAAGGTTAGGCGCATTTCCATCGCCTGCAATGATCTGTGTTTCCTTGCGAAGTTCGAGGAACGCCAGCAAACGGTTATCAACCAAGCTGCGTGCCTGTGCAACGTCTTCGATCTGGATCTCGGTCACCGGCAGGAATGTAGCAATCTCGCGAATGGGCGAAGTGCGTTCGGTGTAAGCCAAAGCGCTTTCACCAGCCGAACCGCCTTCAGAGCGTTCAGCGGCGGAATTGGTGCTGGTAGTCTCTTCCATGTACACCACCGCATTCTGATCAATCGGGCTTTGCGGGATGATGTCAGTCACCATTACGCGGCGATGGGCATACTCAACCACGCGCCCCGTGCGAATGCTTTGCGGAGCAAAGCCAGCACTGGTTTCCATCAACGTCTTCGCAGCCAGAAAATCGAATTCAGGCAGGTTCACGGTCAAACCGTTCACACCGCGGCGATTCTTGTACTGATCGCTTTCCACGAACAACTGCCCAAGGCTCTTCGCCTCGCGTTGCGGTTCGCGGCTCTTGCCTTCGTCACCGCGATTCATCGGCAGCGAAGTCGCAGGGCGGTTGCTTTCGCGAATGGCAGCCTGATTCTTCTTGAACATCTCATCAGCATCGCGTGCAGCTTCGAGTTCAATATGAATGGCATCCAGTTCGCGGTTCTTCTGGCGCACGTCTTCGAGTTCTTTAATGGTGAGGTCGTAACGCGCTTCACCATCAACACTGGTCGCCTTGCCTTCATAGATATTGGCGATCTCAGTACGCTTGGCATTAACCTGCTCTTGTAATTCTTTTACGCTCTTCATGATCTTGCTCCTTTATAGGTCAAATTGAATTTTTCGAACTTCGCCAGTTCGTTGATCACGTCCGCCATATCCGCCTTTGGCGCAGTCTCTGCCAAAATCGCCTCGATCTCCGAAGCCATCTTCTGCAATCGTCCACGCGTCTGCTCAGAAAGCGAACGCCCTTCATCAGCGCGGAAGTTCTTACGATCCTTCACGCGCACCAAAAACTCTTCCACGGTGCTCTCCACCAGTGCAGAGTGTTGTACAAAAGTCGTGCCGGTCACCGGCAGACCCTTTACACCAGCCGTTGCGGGGTTCATACCCCAGTTCACATCCGAGATGTCATACAGCTCCACCTCGTTCAAAATGCGGATCGGTCTCTGCCCTTCGTCACGTTCCTTGATCGTGTACTCATGCACGTCATAGGCATAAGACATCTCAGTGATGTCACCTTCCTCGATGCCCTTGAACACCCAATCCGAAAGCGGAATATCCTGGTAATACTTGCGCGTCACCATCACGCCGCCAGTTGCCTCCGGTGCCCATTCGAGCACCTTCTCTGGCAGCTCATCCCGCCCTACCTCGCGCACCTCTTTAATGCTCGCGATCGGTGGGTTCATGCTGTTGTGATTCCAAAGGAACCGCACGCGCGAGCGCCCATCACTCAAACGCTTCGCGAACGACCCGTTCACAGACATATCGAACCCGCTGTCCACATTTCCATGCACAGCAAAAATGCCAGTCACCGTCCGGTTCTTCTTATCCAGTTCCTTCAAGAAAAACGGCAAAGTCTTATAGTCCATCAGCTTGTTCCTCCGTAGGGGCAGGGTCTCCCTGCCCAACTTCTTCAAAGAATTCACTTGCTTCTTCCGGCGTCTGAATCACGGTCAACACCACGGTCTCCTCATCACGCCGCACCGCATACAACACATCCGTCTCCGGATGCGAGAACGTCCGAAAATAATCAGCGTCATACCGCACCCCTTCGATCAAGATGAATTCACGCCCACCCGCCAGTTCTCGCTCAATGCTCAAAGGCGGCTGCGCCACATGCTGAAGTTGTTTCACATTACTGTTCATTGTTCACCTTCATAAAAACAGTTTTTCTGGCTTCAAGTGCAACGGGAGGTTGAGTGCTTCCACTCATCACCCAAAGCCATACTTTTCCAAAGAACAGAATGGACAGTCGTTCTTTGAAAGAAGGCTTCCAACACGACAGGTTGTAAACGCCATCGTTATGGACATGCAACGCTCCGCATTCTTCATCAGTCATGTTTTGCGGCTTATTAAGAACCTTATTCGCTTCAGGAAATTTAATGGGTTCCATCTATCCTCTCTCTCCAAAACCATAAGCCCAGCTCGTCACCGGCTCATCATCACCAAAATATGGCGCAGCTGCGCGTGAACAATTCGGATGCTGTAACGAATTCCTCTCGAACAACTCCAGCGTCCAGATCTGCCCGTTCGCCAAATTGCAAGCCGGGGCACTATCCGCCGCACCACCATCCAGAATCTCAACCTTCTGCACACCGGCATTTTTATATCGTTCTGCCGTTGCTGCATTCTGAGCGCTGCCAAGTTCAGCCCGCGCCACAGTCCGCGCATAGTTCTCATCCACCAGAATGTCCCGCAGACCAGGCTGATTCGCATCACCGCGCACAAGCTGATCAATGCCCCAGCCTTGCTGGCTTGCATATTGCAAAGCCTGCTTCAAGTTCTCGCGGACCGCATCCTCGATCTCTTTGATATGCTTCGTCGCCAGCTTCAATGCCTTCGTCACAGCTGGGTCTTCCAGATCGAAAGCCAGCTCCACACCCAGCGCCACATTCCACACATTCCAAGAAAGCTCGATCACCTCGATGTAAAACCGCCTCACCAACGGATCCAACTTCTCCCAATCCGCAGACACCATCAGATCCCGCACACTCGGCAAATCTGCTTTCTGCTCTCTGCCTTCTGCATTCTGCTTCCCCGCTCTCTCCACCACCCGATCAGCCAACTGTGAAAAATAAACATCCACAGCCGCCTTCATCCGCTTCGCAGATTGATCTCTCACTCTCAACAGCACCTGCGAAACCGCACTACTCTTCCGCTGAATGCCAACCGTCAACTGCTTACCACCAACAGCATCCCTCACAACCGCCCCCGCATTCGCAGGAACGAACTCAGTCGCCAGGCTCACGTAATAAACATCATCACCAGCCAACGGCTTCACACCTAACATGCGCTTGCTCTCAGATCGCGTAAACAAACCACTTTTCCACAACTCATTCACAGATTGCCGCAGATCCTTCTGCAATTCCTGCAGCGCACCCACGCGGCTCGTATCGAATTGCAGCGTGTAATTCTTCGGCAGGTTGAAATCATCCTTCAGCCCGTTGAACATCTCCGAAGCCAGTGAACGCCACAGCGCCATCAATGTCTGCTCAGTGAATGCCTTGCGCGCAGATGTATCGCCATAATCACTGCGCTTCACACCTACATTCAAACCAGCTACTGAAGGCGGCACATGGAAGTTCGCCGCGATGCGCGTCTCAGGCACATCAGAGAGTGTCTCAGCTGCCAGCTTGTGCAGGTCATACCCCATCTGCTCAACCTTCATCCCATTCGTAATGAAAGCCGGTTGCCCTGCCCCATGCTTCGCAACCCACTTGCGCCCCATCGTATCCATCTCATCTTGCGTCGGGTCATCACCCGGCTCAAGGGTGATCACCACAGGCGGCACCGCATTATTCTTCAGCAACGAAAAGATGTAACTCGTCGCCTCACTATCCCGATCCACTTCGCGCGCGCTCAGTGCGATCGCACCAATGCCCTTGTGTGGGTTCTTCGGATCGATCATCCACTTCCAATGGATAATGTCCCGTTTGGAGATTGGAATTTTCTGACCATCACCCGAGTCATATTCGTAATAAGCCACAAAGCCTTCATCCGTATTGCGCCCGCGCACCGGCGTGATCTCCACATCACTGAACGGATACAAAGCCAGCACACGATCGCTCGAATTGCGCTGCTTCCAGATATAGCAATTCCCACCCACCGGGTTATAGGTGATCGCAAATTGCATGAACTCAGCCATGCCCATGTCCTGGTTCGGTTGTTTCAAAAGATCATTCAATTTGTGGCCATAATCAGGCACGAATCGACCTTCATCCTCATACCCCACCCGCAAAGGCGGCTCAGGGAAAGTCAGCTGTAGCGTCGTAGCACAAGCAGACACCGCAGAGTTTTTCTTGTATCCCTCATCGACCAACTGATCAATCGAGATAGTCGAAAACGCATACCGCAGCCACACCGGCGCGAACGCAAACGACTTCGCAAAATTGACCGCCGCCTTGCGGAATAAATTCTTGAAAAAGTTCATCCGATCCTGCTCTTCCTGAAGTTGCCGATCATCTGCAAAAGTTTGCTGTAAGCGCTGCTGGCAGCATCCACCTGGTCATCGTGCTTCCCACGGTCAAACGCCACACACTCATCCACGAACGCTGCGTTCCATGCACCCTGCAACAGGAAAACCATCTTTCCCTGGAACGCGCTTTCCAACGGCTCAGATCGTGTCGCCTTATCACCCGTCACCGGCTCGAACTTCACCGGGTATCCCATCAACGTCCGGTTCGTTGCCTCAGCTGAGTCCTTCCCAGCCGATCCAGGATCCTGCTGGTGCCAGATATGAACGTTCGTCTTATACCCAGCGCCCCAAACCTCAGCATCCTTCTTCGCCGTATCCTGCATCTTGCGGTCCCGTTCGTAAGAACTCCACTGACCGCGCACCACATCCAAAATATAAAAAAAGCCATCCGAGCAATAAGCCATCAAACAACCAACGGTAAAATCGCCGCGGGTGGAATTTGCCTTGTCCCAATAGCGCACCACATACTTGATCGTCACGCCTTCCGGTAACTTCGAAAGCACCTTGAACCAATCGCGCTTGTACTTCTGCCCATCCTTGTTGAATGGCATTTGCTGATACAGCGCCTGAAAATAAAAATCCTGCTGCGTCTCGCGAATGCGCATCAACTCATCTTTCGAAAGCATCGGCGCGCAAAGCACCTCGCCAACCTTTCGCCCCAGCGGATCTCTCAAAGGCAGGTACACACCTTCAAGCATCTTCTTTCGCTGTTCAGCCTTGTTGACCGCAAACATGCCCTCTTCCACGATTGCAGGCAACATCAACACCTTCCACTGATCGCCGTTCGGCTTCTCAATGTTCGCGCGGATAAAACGCCCAGCCGGATCATCCGGGCTCCAATGCGTCATGACCAACACACCAGCTCGAGCACGCACACGCAACGCAGACACCCAAAAGTCCCAGGCATCTTCAAGGATGTCACGGCTCTGCGCCTCACGATGTCCCTTGATCGGGTCATCCCAGATCACCAAACCTTTTGCACGTCCTGGCACCGCACCACCCACACCGGTTGCGATCATCCCGCCTCGATGCGGGGCAGCCAAGCTCCACTCCGAAGCGCTCTTACTGTCACTTGCCAATTGCATCGGCTCAGCACCAGGTGAAAGCTCCCCAAAAACAGACTTGTACCGATCAGTCATGATCATGTTGCGCACGGCTCGGCTATGGCTCACTGCCAGGTCCGCGCCATACGAAACTTCAATGATCGGCAAATTCGGCATCTTCCCCAGCACATAAGCAGGAAAGAATCGGCTCACCAACGAGCTTTTCCCAATTTGCGGTTGCACCAAAATGACCAGGAACTGTGTGCCTTCTTTGCCATCCGTTTCCAGATAACGCATAACCTTCTCAAGCTCAGCCGCGATTTTGTGATGCACCTCATGCGCGCGATACCACGGCACGTTGTATTCATCCATGCTCATATACTCGGCAAAGAAAGCCAGATCATCCTGCGCTAGCAGCACCCGCCCAACTTCAGCGCGTGCTTCATCAGGACTAATCGCCGTCTGTAACAGACTCATCGTCCGCATCCTCCGGCACTTCACTTTCGCCTTCATCTTTTCGTAGCTTGGCTTTCAAAGCCAAAATTTCATCAACGTTCGTAAGCTGAGCCAGCTTCAACTTATCTTCAAAGCTCATCTTCGTCAGATCAGGCACGCCCGTCTTGTCGTTCAGCTCGATCTTGTCGCTCAGAATGCCAGCCAGCTTGAAGTGCAGCTCGCGATCACCCTTGCCTTTGTAATCAGGCTCAGCTGCCACTTCATACATCGCCTCCAAACTATCAGAGAGACGGTCCACAGAACGACTGCGCCACGCTTCCTTCACAAAAGTTTGCAGCACCGGGTTCTTTGCCATCCACACTGAAAACTGACGTGGGCTCGAAAGCCCCAACATATCAGCCAGTTCGATCTTCGTCTTTGGGTGTCGATACTTCGCCGGGGTCGCCAGCCACATAACCAGCACCGCCGCACGAAACGGAATACGAATTGCCCGCAGGTTCTCATACAGGTCATAGTTGAACGGCTCAACCGGCTTACCATCAGGGGCTTTTTTCCAACTCTCCCCATTCTCGAACAGACGCCGCGCCGCCTCCTCACGCAACTGGATCTCTTGCACACTTAAAGCACCAGCGCCAGAAGACTCTTCTTCCGGCAGATCCAGCTCAAACTTCATTTGGGTAGCGTCACTCATGCTTACCTCACCACAACTTTCGATACGGTGACCAGGCACTACCTGGCATCAACACCGCTGAACACGAACTCTTCTTGATCCACAAAAACGGACCTCTTCCCAGCGTCAGCATGGGCGTCCCCACCGAAGGCAACCCCAACGCCCGCAACGGCTCAGCCACGCACGGAAAATCTGAAACCATATTGCGACCATTCGGCAGCCGCATGCGCGAGACCGCATTCGCCCAGTGATACAAACCTTTAGAAAGCACCTCATCCAAACTGGGGGCAGGCTTTGTGCTATCAATACAAGGGAATTGCCAATACGCACCCAAAGAAGTCGCCTCGATCAGCGCACCCGCAAATATTCCATGCAGCCACTGCGTTGTGGGCTTGCCAGGGTTGATCTTCATAATGGGATCCCAATTCCCATAATTCCAATTGCCTGCATCCGAGTTGCTTTTACCGTCCATGGTCATTTCGTTATATGCCCACAGAGAAGAAGCCATAGGTTCAACCCGCGCGAACCAGCCGCCATCCTCAGCTTTTCGTACTGGTGTTGTATAAGACCGTCTGCCAGTTTCTCGGTTCGATACTTTTTCATACCAATAAGAAACCCTGCCTTCTTCAAGGCGATGATTGGCAGCCCACTTAATCAGCTCATACATCAGATAAAAATAACTATCCGATATAGACTCATAGTTGTATTCAGTACCATTGAAGCCAGGGTGACGCCGTCGCAGACCATAATCACCATTCGCCAGTTGCGGATGATCAAAGTTACTGCGGATCTGGTTACGCTCCTGCCTGCTCATCCCGTAGATGTCAAAATCCCACAAGACCTGCACTCGCTGCCTGCCATCGTTTGGCACAGTCAAGTATTCGTCATGGATAACAAAATCCTGGGATAGCTTCTCAACCATCTCCAGATCTTTATCGTCCATCAACAACCGCAGTAAGCTCATGGCTTGACGATGAACTCCACCGGCTCGCCCAACGAACCATCAGATAGTTTTGGGGTCCATACCGCCCCAATAACTTTCAGCGCAGAAGGAGGCGGAACCTCTTCACCCACCGCTTCCCACGTCGCCCGTAACAGGTTGCCAGAAGAAGACGGATACGACACCGCCACAAACTTTCCATTCCATATGCCGCCCGAGATCTTCGCCCAGCGCTTGCTGATATTAGTTGGGTCAGTGTTATCCGGCACAAGCTCAGAAGCTTCGAAGGTGGCACCAACAGGGAAAACATGCAAAGCATTCCCGCCCACATTCGGGTTGTTTTTCACGCTGGCACCATTTGCCCATGTGATCGTCACTTCAAACATTAGAGGCTCTCCATTTCTATCGCGCCACTTTGTAGGTACAAAGTCAATCGCTCTTTCACGTTCGGTGCAGGCACAACCGCACCAGCAAAATTAGCAAACGCCTCAGCGTCGCCATTGAAATAATTCAGATCAATGTTTTTACTCTCCACCCCATAAAGCGGACCATTGCCCTTGTCCGTGTATTGCCAAAGCGTCCAATCGATCCACGGCTCCGGCACTTTCGGACCAACTGGGTTATAGGCGGCGATCCATAGCGGGTACTGTTTGAAATAATTCAAGCTGGCGCTGCTGATTCCTTTGCCGATCGTTCGCTCACGCCAGTAGTAATAGCCGGTGTACACACCCAACCGAATGCCAGGGCGCAGCGCCTTCAGCTCTTCCATGAAGTCGTACCAATCCTGCCAGCGCCCAAACGGACCGCCATACTTATCTTCAAAGTCACACCACAACGGCAGCTCACCCAGGTCATCACCAAGTAGGCTGAGGCACAACGCAGCTTGCTTCTTCGGGTCTTCACG